GAGTTATAACTAATCAACTGATCAAGACTACAAGCAGAGCAGTCAGCAGCAAACCTATCGTGATCAAATCCTTTGTGCATTGATCCCTTACGCCCATAGAGGTTGTCCTTAATATCGTAAGGAGGATCAAGATATACAAAAGCATTACCTTCAAAACCAAGTAGGTAATCATAGGAGTAATTAGTTATACGCCAATTCTTGATTATTTCTGAGTATCCTGACAGTTTGTCAATTCCTTTGATTGAGAAATTGGAGTCACTTGCTTGGGCAGAGAATGAACTGGATTCAGTAAGACCTGAGAAAGAGCATTTATTAATAACATAGAAGGAAACAGCACGATGGAAATTTTCACTGTCTTCCAAAGGTCTTGCAAGATATTCTTTGGCGTCAAGGAATAAGTTTTTAGCACTTGCAGGATCAACATGGCGATATTTCAGTTGAAGTAGTTCATCTCTCATTTCTCTACCAAACATCTGGAGTTGCTGCCAGAAGTTAACCAGAGGTTCGTATAAATCATTGACCCAAATTTTTAAATCTGGGTACTTTTTAGTGATGTGAATAGCAACACTACCTCCACCAAGAAATGGTTCACGGAACTCATCATACTTCCTCAGATCAGGAAAGTATTGGTCCATCTTGGTGCAAGCGCGGGATTTACCCCCTGGGTAGCGTAACGGTGTTTTCAGAGACTTCATAATCTTTGGGGTGATACTTCAAGTATTCAAGGAAGGTCATTTTCATTTCCTTCTTAGTCATGCCACAATGTTTTGCAGCAGCAGGTAGAGTCATTTTAGCACGAAACAGTGCTTCATTTGCTTCCTGCACATTCTCAGGTGTAGTTTTCACTCGTGGTTCTACCAACTTAGTTTTATCGATAATCAATAGTCCCATCAATACTCCTCAATTCAGTTGTAAGTGTATCAAAAAAGCGATTAATACTAGATGCCATTAAACGATATCCAGTACCAACATAAAGTTGACCAGCAAGTACACTAACTGTACAAACTCCCCAGAAGTAATAATACATTCTGGACTTAACTTGATGTTTTTTATTTTTCATAATCAAAATCCAATTTGCTTTTTTCTGTGATGGGAATTTTCTTTTGGAACTACCCACCTCAGATTATCTACATGGTTATTTGTTGGATCATCATCTATATGATCTATGATTGCAGTATCTCTAACCCACTGTTTGAATGATTCTGGTGCTTTACTCCAATCATTCCTCAAAGGTTCTGGTGGATACTCATCAATGGGTCTCCATGTTTCCATGACCATCCTATGTACGGTTATAGTTGGTCTATCCTTATTATAGGTATAGTCTTCGTAAAGATCAGAGGGAGCTATGCATCGTACTTTTAGAGCACTAATACACCTACTTCCATCTTTTCTATTTCTATAAATTGGGTGAGATTTTAGTTCTTTCCCATTTTTTCCAAGTGCCATTCCAAAATAAGAAATGTAATACCCTGGGATTACTTTGCCAAATCTAACTAAGGGTTTGAATTCCTCTTGACCAAAAATATTTACCATGATCAATTACCCTCGATGAACTTCTTCATCGCGTTAGCGAGTTCAAAAATTTCTTCTTCTGTTGGGTAGGTAGGATACTCTCCCGCATCCACTCCTTGTTCTGTCAACCTGTCCCAACGACTTTCTGCTGCTTGATATCTACTTACTAAACGATTCTCTGCATTCTGGAAAAGATCCCAGCGCAATTCATATGGGTTAGCCATAAAATTCTCCTGTCTGTGTCTGTGTTGGTTCACTGTATGTGAACTCATGGTTATTTATACGGTTTATTTGAAGTTACACTCCACCATAATTTCAGTCAAGCAGGCAAGCATGTTAATTTCTTGGTCTGCTACGAACGCTGCTTGATACTGATACTTAGCAAGCACAAGCACAGCAGCAGGAACGCTATTGCTTTCAAGGGATAGATAAAGAGCATCGTAAATACGACGCATAAGTACAGTAGTATCATTATCCAAGTTAGATACCACCCACTTCCGAACTTCGGGGAAGTTCTTTTCTTTGAGGTTTTTAAGAAGATCATTGACTGCTACATCAGAGAACGTTGCTAGGATGCCAGCATCAATCTTTCCACTTACAGAATAACGCTGACACTCATTCAGAACACGACGCCAATCGGGGAAGTGTTTATTGATTAATTCAATTAGAACTTTTGAGTCATACTCAACACCTTCCGCTTGAAGGATGTCTTGAATGCGTTTATAAAAACTTGCAGCAAGTTGCGCTTTTTCTTTTCCTTTGATGGAAAAGTCCACGACGGCGCAGCGGGAGTGAAGAGGTTCGAGAATCTTGTTCTTGTAGTTGCAGGTGAAGATGAATCGGCAGTTGCCAGCAAACTCCTCAATAAACGCCCGTAGGCAGAGTTGTACGTCGTTGGACGTGTTATCTGCCTCATCGATGATGATGACTTTGTGTTTAGAATCTGACGTAAGTGAGACGGTCGAAGCAAAGTTTTTCGCATTGTTTCTGACAGTATCGAGGAATCTACCCTCGTCGGATCCGTTGATGACATAAACATCTACTCCTAATTCATTGCACAGTGCCTTGGCAACTGTGGTCTTACCGATACCAGGAGGACCTGCCAAAAGCATATTGGGAATTTCACCCCTTTTCAAAAACTCACGAAACATGTCTTTCGTGGCATCAGGAAGAATACAGTCCTCAATAGTCTTGGGACGGTATTTCTCAACCCAAATAAAATCACTCATAATAAATTACTCACCAATAGTGTGAATCACTGGTTTCTCATGTGCCAGTATACGATACAAGTCTGCGTTTTGTCCAGCAGAAACTGGAATAAATTCCGTTTCTGGATCAAACTCATCATCACGAATTGCCTGGTTAATGACGATAGAACCACCTTCACCAGAAGTACTGCGATGATAAGTTCCAATTGGAACTACAAGAGCACCAGAAGAACGATTGAGATGAACAATATGATAGGGATACTTCCACTCAGGGTTTACAAGTTCAAATGTTCTGATACCAGATAGAACACGATTATGATCTACCTGATGATAGTGAATGTAAAACTGCTTCGCACCAACGACATCATTCGGGGGTGAGATGGCAGGTCCAGTATGAACAACCAAGTCACTGGCATTTGAGTTCTCCACAGAAATATCATAGAAGATAACGGAATCCGTTTCACGGAATACCCGATGCTTCTTAAAACTAACTTCACTCATAATAGATTAGGACACTTAGTAGCAACAACAGCAAGAGCAGTAACTTCAATAGCAGGAGATTTATTAATCACAGCACGAACTTTACTACCACCAAACTTATCATTTGCTTTTGAGTATGCAATAAGTACAGACTTAAGAGTGTCCATACCTTGTGCTTTGGCAGAACAAAAGTCACCAGCAACAAAGTTAAGTAATGTAAGTAATGTAAGTTCAGTCATTGATATTAAATCCAATCAGGTTTGCGATGTGGCATACGAAGATAATTATCTTTCACCCAAGGTTTGGAAGCAATGTACCTTTTATAAGCTGTAAAGGTATCAATGCTATCATCATATTTCCACTCGTCGGGCATAGCACGAGCAAATGGAGTTACATTCGTCAACTTACCTTTGGGAAACAAATAGTAAGCATCTACAAGTGTCTTATAGCACGAATGAGTTTTATTATACCTTATGGCATACTCATCGCACAAGTTCATACCCCACTTGATTAACCAATAAGCATTATCAATAGTTCTTGATGCCCACTTGGTGCAGGGGTGATTACGGAAGGCACCCTTATCGGTCTTGTAGGGGGTGCCGTCTTGTTTGGGAAGAATCCCATAATCATGATACCAGGGAGAAGCAATAATGCTAAGCATCTGGCAGCATTCGAGAGGCATTTTGACAATGTGCTTGTCAGGAAGACAGATAGCACTTTCGGCAGGGAAAGGATTTGTGACAAAAATATTCATCTTAAAAACAGAATTTTTTTAGATAGTAACTAACATACTCTGGATGATCTTCCAAATAATATGCTTCGTGTTCTTGGTCTCTGTGTTTATAATTTTTTGTTTGATTCAAAGAATTTGAAACATCTTGTTGCTTATTTGCCGAAAGTGGCATTCTTTGCTTTGGAATACCGATCGGATTACCATTATTGCACGAATGTGTGGCATGGACTGCTTCATGATACAATGTTTCATTTACATAAACATATGGATCATATCCAAGTTTTTTTATTGTGTCTGTACAAATAAAAAATTTATTTGGTTTTTTAACGTATCCAAAAACTTTATCGGTCTTGCAGATTCCAGCATTTTCATGAATGTGAAATTTTGCAGATATTAGTTGATTAAGTATCTGTTTGCCGATAGGGCTCAAATATAGCAAGAATTCCATCAAGCAAACGTAGAATCTGGTTCCAAAGCAATGAAATAATTAAGGTTGTATTTTGTATTTGTAAACTTAGATAGAAGTTTTTTAGAAACTACAACGTCATAAGCACCAGGAATAATCTTGATATTTTCTACTCTGAAGTTAAAGGTAAACTCTTTATCAGTCTCACCAACGACAATAGCATACTCATTGGAAGTGTCGTTCTTTTTGTCACGAACAACCAGTTTGATTACACCAGCCTCACCAACGGCAGACAGATCGGGAAGTTGATAAACTTGTGCTGCCTTAATCAGTTTTTCCAGTGATGCACTATCAACTTGGAAACAAACGTCCTGAGAAGGGAGTGCAATTTCTTTCTCAGGGGGAGAGATAATAACATTAGGATCAGCAAAGAAATACTTCACACGACGCTTACCCTCTTTAATGCTCAGGTAAGACTCTTCTTTAAAGTCAAGATCAGGATCTTGGTGCAGACTCAAACCATTCAAAAACTGGTTGAGATCATAGATCGCAAAGTCACGGGGAAACTCTTCGGTGATGTCTGCTTCTGCCAGAATGTTCTTAGCAACAGAAATAGTGCGGAGACGACTTCCTTCCTTCACAAGAATAGAATTGTTGATTCCAGCAAAATTCTTGAGAATGGTCAGAGTGTTATCAGAAAGTTTCATGTTATTCATTGATTGTAGGTTTCACGGACGGCGTTCTTATCGTTGAAGTTCATCAGAAGAACAGCATAATGCAGGATCTTCATGATATCACGGCGGGCACTTCCCTTCTTATCATAACGGGAAGCATACTTGAGAATGTTACTGCGGCAGAATGCTTCACCATCGCCACATGCTTCAATCAAGTCAAGAGTTTGAATCTTTTGGTCACCAGCAGAATAGTGTTGGGTGTAAGTGCCACGGATGTATTCTAGAAGTTCTTTGACGATTTCTTCTTCATTATACTTCCAGGGGGTTGCTGGCGAATTCGGAATCACATTACCATTACTCATAGGTTTCTTTGTAAATTCAATCATGTCATTTGAGTTCAAAGTCATAGTGAACTCATTCATATTATTCATAGAATAAGGATACTCGTCCATAACAATAGGTTGATCAAGGTTGTTGGAAATATAAGGGTACATGGAATCGAGATATTCATGTACCCAGTTATCAGTCATTATATCAGAATGGAGCGCCGTGGTCAACTTCCTGAGTAGGCATTTGGAAGTCTGCATCCACTTTGTCATACAGTTCCAGGAAGGACTGTTTGGTTTCATCATCAAAGCGATTCACGCAAACTTGGATTGCCTTTGCCTTGTCTTGGAAGATGCTGTAAGCACGGATAATGTGGACAAGGCGGCGGGTGCTGATGATTTCCTCAATACCACCATCATAGAAGGTCTTGCGGATAATGTCTGCCCAGTCTACCAGGCGCTTGCAGAAGTCACAATCTTCCACGCCAAGGTCCAGAGAAATGCCTTCCAGGATCTTCTGCTCGGTTGCAGGGGCAGGATAGGACTGTTCAAAGGTTACAGGGAAACGCTCCAAGAATGCCTCATTGAGCACGTTAGTGCCGATAAAACGACCGTCATCAGAACCTTTACCCTTGGTATTGGCAGTTGCAATCACATTGAAACCAGCGGTGGGTTTGACCCACTTGCCAATCTTTTTCAGAAACACACCCTTACCTTCAAGGATGGATTGGAGACAGAGGATTTTGTTGCTAGCAAGGTCAATTTCATCGAGTAGCAGGACTGCTCCACGTTGGAGTGCTTCAATGACAGGTCCGTTATGCCAAGCAGTTGACCCATCAACAAGGCGAAACCCACCAATAAGATCGTCTTCATCAGTTTCAATAGTAATGTTTACACGGATGAGTTCGCGTCCGAGTTGAGCACATGCCTGCTCAACAGAGAACGTTTTGCCGTTACCCGACAGACCCGTAATGAACGTCGGATAGAAGAGACGGGACTGAATAATTTTTTTAACATCAACAAAGTTACCAAACTTGACGAAGGTATCATCTTTTTCAGGAATAAGATTTTGTTCCACGGAGGGGAGAGCAGCAGGTGCCTTTACAGTTTGTTCGAATTGCTCCCGTGCTTCTTGAATAGTCAGATTCCAACGACCACGACTAGTCTTATATTGTTCAAGTTTCTTGGTGACAGTCTGATAGTTAGAACCGTTCATAGCACACCATCCACGAATATCAGCAGCAGTGACAGACTCTCCATACATTGCTTGGAGAGAAGTGCGGATGTAGTCGGAGGAGATGGTCATTAGGTGGTTTGTTTCAACTGAGGTAATTATATACGGAAAAGGGGGTCATTAAGACCCCCAGTGGACAGTTTGAAAATTGGTTCTCAACCCTCAACCTCTTCCTCAACTACTAGTGGTTTAGGAGCAGGAGCTTTAACTGCCTTAACAACCTTAGGGGCAGGAGCAGGAGCAGGAGCAGGTGCTGCGACTGGTTCTGGTTTTGGTGTGAACAAATCTGTAAATCTAGACATCTTCTTAAAAATAACTTTTTAAGTATTTATCAGGCAACAAGTTCCACAAACTCTCCAAGAATCTTCTTATTCATTTTCTTTGTTCTCAAACTCTTGACAAAAGCACTTTTGATTTGAGTTTTTGTTGCATCATTAGAAACACTAAACTCAGAATCTTGGGAAAGAGTATTTGCAGAAAGACCGAAATAAGTATGATACCCAGATTTTTTGAGTGAGATTGCTTTTTCTTTGCGCCACGTAGCCAGGACTTTATCATATTCTGGTCCATAATATCCACAATAACGGCGAATAAAAGAACTTGCCGAACCAGACTCAATGATACGAATACCAATAAAGTTAATATCTTTAAAGTTGTCTCTCAGATTACGAAGAAGAACATCGGTAAATTCATACCATTCAGTGTCACAAGAGTACGTATTGCCAGTTTTACGGTCACGCAAGAAAGCATTAGGTCCAATGTGAGAAGTTCCCATAAAAGGTTCATCCTCCCAACGACGCTGAACTTCACGATGATATTTTGGAGCACAAGCTTCACCATCAGTTAGAACCACACACTGAACTTTTTGAAGTTTATTTTCTTCCTGAAACTTGGGAAGAATTTGATGAAGTGAAATCATTGCTTCATTCAGAGGAGTTCCAGAAAGACTCATACCAACAGGAATGTTATAGCGACAAGACATTGTGCGATAGTCATACTTAAAAGACTGAGCGATGCGAAAAATATTTTTCATCTGATCTTCCAAGGTTCTGCTGTTCACTTTACTAGTAAGAAGATTCATCATGCTAAACCACTCACCAACCTGAACAAGACCATCACCCTTTTTGTAAGAGAGTTCACGTAGACTTGCTTTACCTTCCTCATCGTAAGAAACCAGAGGATAGTCGTTAGTAAAAGCATAAACCTCAAAAGGAATGGCAACTTTCTTGCAGAACCAAACAAGATTATACAACTGCTTTACTGTATCCAGCATCACATTACTCATAGATCCAGACCAGTCAATGACAAACACCAGACCGTGATTCTTACCATCAGCAAGAGTGGTGACTTTCTTGAAAAGGTCTTCATTGTATTTGTAGGTGTGAAGTTTAGTGCAGTCAAGCACCCCAGTACGGGCAGTAGTAGCACGTGCATAGGAGTCTGCCGCTTTCTTACACTCAAACTCTTTGACAAGATAGTTCACTTCTTTCTGAGCAGAACGCTTGAACTCTACAAACTTTTTATCAACTTCACCAAAAATTTCTTCGTGAGTGTATCCTTGTTCCCCAATCCAAGAACCCCAATATTCATTACACTTATCATGAATTTCTGAGTTAGAAACAACAACCTTACTCAGATCAACTTTGGGCAATTCGAGATACACATTCTCATACCCATCCATATTAGCGAGTTCTCGAATTCGATCTTCCAAAGAATCCATGGTCTTGACTTCTGGTTCTTCATTGGTTTCACCACCCATAGAAGTAGGTTGCTGCTGTTGTTGCTCAGCAGTTCCACCATAAGAGTCAGTTTCACCAGGTTGTTCCTGATCACTTTCATTCTGCCCCTCAGGTTGATCTGAGAAATCAGAAGCAGGTTGTTGAGAACCAGAATTTTGAGATTCAAGGGAATCCATTGGAGTCTTAGTTTCTTCTTGCTGCTTTTTCTTACAGAACTTGTAGAGAAATTCTGCGGCAATCAGAACATCAGAGAAAGTCTCACACTCACCGATCATACGAACGATAGGCATCTCATCAAATTCATTAAAAGGAATTTCTACAAAGTTTCCAATCTTATAATAGAGATTGACTTTATCTGCAAGATTAAAGGTAGTAATATCTTCATTTTCAAGTTGAAAGAAGTCTTCATCAGACAACTCTTTGTAACCGTTATAGAAGGTTTTAGGAAGACCAGCATAACGACGCTTCATCAGTTTCTCAATACGAGCATCCTCAACCACATTCACGAACTGTGGGGGAATCTTGTGCTCCTTCAACCAATCCTCATCAGGAGTATAGAGAGCATGACCCACTTCATGACCCACGAGGAGGTCATACACAGTATTGCTTGCCTTCTCCCACATTGGCAGGGTCAACACACGAGTATGAACATTGAATTGTGCAGTATCACACTTTTTATGCTCCACCACAAGATCTTCGGTAGCAAGGAGCTTAGCAAGTTGAGACTTGATTTCGTGGCGAACAGGCATGAGTCTTTTGCGTATGAACCTATTATACAAAAAAAGGAGGTCCGAAGACCTCCCAGTGGACAGTTTGAAAAGTGGTCTAAATCACTTGTCGGCAAGTTGTCTTGCACGTTTTGCCGCTTTTGATCCTCTACCGTAGGTGTTGGGAGAAGAAGCACCGTACTTGCTGTAACCTGCCTTCAAATACTTATCAAGTGCTGCCTTAGCATCATCAACATATCTTTGAGATGCATTTCCCATATCAAATTGCTTTTCTGCCGCTTTTACCTGTGCTCTGGCACGTTGAATAATTTTCATCTTAGCAGAAGTGTCACTTCCTTCTGGACCAACACGCAATCTCTTGGCAAGCTCAGCAGCTCTACCACCTTTTGGTGTCAAGTCCATTCCTTTGGTTGTTATGTTGCCAGATCCAAGTTTACCCAGAGCATTTTTTCCAGCACCACTACCTTTCATTGCTGATGATAGTGCTTTGACAACTTTATCTCCACCAGGAAGTTTTTTCGCTACCTTTGCAACTTTTGCTGCACCACCACTCTTAACAAGATTGGAAGCGACTTTTAATGCTGCACCAAGTATACCCTCATCAATCAAGTCCTCAGTCATATATGCCATAATATATTGCGACTCTTCTTGGGTAGCACCCTCTGAAATCAGATACTCCTCAACAATATCATAGTAACAATCGGACATTTGCTCCTCGATACTATTAACCCAAGTATCACTCATGTTTTGCATGATAACAAGTGCTGCTTCTTCATTAGTAGCATAACCTTCACTGATTAAGTGACCCTGAATAACATCAGAAAGATCGATTTCTTCCTGAGCTGGTCTACGTTTCTGCTTCATGGCCTCATTCTTTTTATCACCAACACCAAGTACTGCCCTAGCAGCACCTTTTACAGCATGTCCTACTGGATCTGCAATATTTTTTTGGAAGTTTTTAGCACCCTCTTCGGCAGATGTGCGTGGATTTGAAAATAGTTTTCCAGCAAGTTTTGATATCCCAACACTTAAACCCATACCTTCTTCAAGGTCAGAAGATTCTTGCTGATCATAGATGGATGCATATGCTTCCATCAGATCCTTTACTTCTTTCGAATTCATTTTTCTTACTTTTTCTAATTATTTAGAAGAGTATCTTTTTTCCATTTCATCACGAACTTCCTGCGCTTCTTTGGTTTTACCCTGTCTGGCAAGTGATGCTGCTCTCATATCCATAAGATCCTTTACAGTACTAGAAAGTTTTTCCTTTTTCTTTGTTGGTTTAGTTTCAGTAGATTCTGGTTTTTGTGCCTTTGGTTCTTCTTTATCAGTTTGTGAAGATGGGGCAGTTTTTGTATAAGATGGGGATGAAGATGTTGATTTAGATGATCCAGGTCCAACGATCTTAGGTCCAACAATCTTAGGTCCAACAATCTTAGGTCCTACCTTTAAGCGATCTCTAACTGTACCATCAGGATCCATAGTATTGTACTTATTAATACTATCACTTGGATCTTTACCATCTTTCTTAGATGATACTGCGGCAGCAGTACCGAGAGCAGCAAGACCACCAGCAGCCATAGCAAGTTTCACTTTATTTGACAACCCAGTTCCAGTTTTACCACCACCAGGAGTTTTGGGGGAAACTTTTGCACCAGAACGTGGTAATCTTGGTGCAATCATGTGTTTAAAGTCTGGTTCCCCAGGAGCCTTAGGAGTCTTAGCAGGAGCAAGAAGACCAGCGGGTTGCTGAACCTTAGCACCAGACAAACCTTTTGTAGTTGATTTTGCTGGAGCAAGAAGACCAGCAGGTTGCTGAACCTTAGCACCAGACAAACCTTTTGAAGATGCTTTTGGTGTTAAATCCTTAACTGTTACTGGTTCAATCTTTGTAGAAGAAACGCTAGATGGTGCAGATTGTCTTCTTGCCAATCCAGTACCTTTTCCAGTCTTAGCAGGAGCAAGAAGACCAGCTGGTTGTTGAACCTTAGCACCAGGCAACTTAGCAACCTCAGCAGTCTTTGGAGTAATTCTTTCAGATGCTTTTTTAATCGTATGAGTTATATCTTGTGTCCAAGGGTTTGGTTCAACCTTTGGAGCAGATCTAACAATTCTTTGAGAAGATCTAACAATAGGAGCACCAACAGCCTTAGATCCCATTCCTAGGGTTTTTGCAACTGGTAATCCTGCCGCTTGACCCATACCAAGAATCATTGTGGCAAGAGTAGTATCTGTTATACCTCTTTGAACCAATTTGGATGGATCTGGACCACCAGCAGCAGTATGTCTTTCCCAACCTTTTTGAACAAAAGATTTACCTGATGATGTAGGTGCAGGAGGAGAACTTGCTCTTTTTTGCTTCAACAGTTCAAGATATTTTCCAGGTTTTTCTGCCGCTGGCATTCCAACCTTTCTTGCTGCTCTTGCGGATTGAATTGCCTGAGTTTGTGTGCCAAGTGCTGGTTTATTAATTTTACTCAGCATCTTACCAGTTTTATCCAATCCACCAGGAGTAAATCCTTTCTTAACAAGAGTTTTAGCAGAAAGACCTCTAACTGCTGGTGTTGCTTTTTTGAACACGCCGCCAGCAGCTTTTAAACCACGAGCAAGAAGACCAGCACTAACCTCATTAATATACCCTTCAATAATATTTGAGTGATAGCAGAATTCTAAAACGTCATCCAGGAAAGTATAACAAAGATCTTCCTGAATGAGAGAGTTTACAAAAAAGTCTATTTCTTCTAGTGTTTCAAAAATATTAGTCTCAATAAAAAAATCTACTGTTGCATTGAAAAATTCTTGATAATCTTCTACCAATTCACCTTCTGGTTCATAATGTGCCTTTTGCAACTTTGACCTAAAATCATGAACCTTATCACCCTTAGGAATCATCTTCTGAAGTTGCTCCCTTGCAGCACGATCAGATGCATCTTTTAATGGAACACCAATTTTTTGCTGCTCATAAACTTGTTGATATGCTTCTACAAGACCAAGATATTTCTTCGAATCCATTTCAGAAAAGACTTTTTAGATATTTATAAAAAAAGAAGCACCCCTTGCAGAGTGCTTCTTCTTGAATGCTTGGCGACGTGCTTTTGCTTGTCGGAGTGCTTGCGGTTTCAGTTTCCGCTTCTGCTCCTTCTTAGAGTGGTGTTGCCAGTTTGGGGTGTTCATTTTAGGTGACGGCCCAGTCTGTGACCGTGCGAATTTGTTGATTGTAAGACCATACAGATTTTAGCATATCGGCGTCGATTCCTTTCGATTCCATCTGAACTATCAGGGAATTCAGATCTTTGGGAAAGCAGGTTCCTCCAAATCCACGATCATTATCAAATCCAGGAACTTGGGTATGAGAACTTCCAATTCTACTATCAGAAGTTACACCATCACAAACAACATTATAATTCATTCCAACTGCTTCACACAAATCATACATCTTATTGAAGTACGCTACTTTACATGCGAGGAAACTATTTGCAAAGTATTTAATAGACTCACTCTCATCAGAAGTTGTAATTACACTTGGAATGTCTGGAAAAACAGTTTTAAAGAAATTAACAAACTGTTTACAAAGATTTTTACTTCCACCAACAACATTTCTTTCAGAATTTCTAAAATCTTCAACAGCATTTCTTGCGGTCAAAAATTCTGGGTTATGAATAACCTTATGTTTCTTAGCATACTTTTTAGTTGTGCCGATAGGTACAGTTGATTTGATAATGAATGTACCATCTACATCTTCTGGAAGACTCTCAAAAAAACTATCCAAAATAGAAAGATCACATTCTCCCGTACTTCTCATTGGCGTGGGAAGGCAAACGAAAATAAATGATTGCCCAAGAACCTCATCCAGTGTATTGAACGATTTGTTTTTATCTACATCAAAAACCTTACACGTTACTTTATCCCTAAGATTTTGGTACACTGCATTACCAACAAATCCATTTCCAATAATTCCAATCATACGCTCATCCTACTGAATCCTTTAATTTTATCAAATTTTATCACATTCTCAAACTTATCATGTAAGTCTGTTTTATGAGAAATAACAAAGATATTAGCATCTTTGATGACATATCGAATGATTTTTAAAAATTCATCCGTACCAAATCCATCAAGAGAAGAATCAAAAACTTCATCCATAATCAGCAGATTGGTGTTTACCGAATTTTTAACTCTGGCGACTTCCCTCCATGTAAAAAGTAATGCCAGGTCGATTCTCATTTTTTCACCTTCACTAAATGAACTGTAAGAGAAATCTTCATGAATAGGAGATTTCACAGTTTCACTAAATTCTTCGTCTAGATGGAAATTAATATAAAAATCCATCATTTGAAGGTAACGATTAACCTGCTGATTTATGAACGGAAGATACTTTTTAATTATCTTCGTTTTAACGCCATCGTCCTTTAATAAGGAATAGGCAAAATCGTGATAGACGATTTCTTCTTTTTTCTTTGCTAATTCTTCAAATGTCTTTTGGAGATTTTCTTTAAATTCTTCTAACTTCTCATGTTCAGTATTTCGGTTTGCAAGGTTCTCGGTAATAGTTTGAATTTCATTTTCAAGATCTCTG